ACAAAGCTAGAGACCGCATAAATGCGGCTATTATCGCTTTGTCTTTGCAAGGCGAGGATGCGTCCATTGATTGGACTACGGCAGATAATCAAGATGTTAAAGTGACAGCTAATGACTTGCGTATGGTTATTGCCGCTGTTGCTGTGCGTAGTAATGCTTTGCACGTGGCGTATCGCAAGGCAAAAGAACAAGTTGAATCGGCGCAGAGCAAGGCTGATATTGAGAAGATTACAATGTAGGTGAGATTATGCCGATAGAAAGACAGGAACAGTTGACTGCTTTCAGTTTCAGCGACTACTCCGGCGGCGTTAATGTAGCACAGCCGCCGGAACAAATCGCAGAGAATGAAGCAGAGCTTATACTTAACTATGAGTACGATTACAACAGGCTGAGGACGAGGGGCGGAACGTCTGCTCCGCTAGTCACGTTGGAAGGCGCAGACGTTATCGAAAGTTTCTTCTATGACGCGGCAACAGAAGCGTATATCCTTTTCTGCGAGGGAACAGAGAAGAAGAAAGGCAACGTCTACATAACATACTTGAATGACACACCAAAACTCTTAGGAGTGCTGACAGGTGCAGACAGACCAATATGTTGCAAGTACGATAACTGTGTATATATCGCAAGCGGCGATAAGCTCCAATATTACGATTATGAGGAGCTTAAAACAATCGAGAGTAGTAAACTATGCGACAACGTATTTGAACGCTTTGGTAGGCTTGTAGTGACGCACAGGGGCGATGATAATTTATACTACTCTGCGACAGGTGACGCAAAAAGCGAGAACGCATGGAAAGAGGACAGCAACGTAGACTCATCGAGTAAATGGTTAGAGGTTGGCTACAAGGACGATGGGGACATTATCACTTGTAAGCCAATGGCTAACGACTTGTTAGTTTTCAAGACCAACGGCAGAATTTACAGTGTATCGAATGAATATCCTAGCTGGACCGTATCGCAAGTAGGCGAAAAGAGCTATGCGCAGGATATGCAGCGTTCTATTGAGATTGTCGGTAACAGTGTAGCGTTTATCACAGCCAACGGCATACGAAGCGTTGACACAGTGCAGACCTACGGCAACTTCACGATGAACGAAATAGGCTATAAATTTAACAAACTGCTGACAGAAGTAGTATACAAGCCTATGTGTTGGAACATCGTAAGCAAAAGACAGTTGGTGATTATTCCAGACGCAAGGAACAGGCAGAAAGTGTTCATCTACCAATACAACATGGACGCAGGCTTTGAGCTTGAATTTCCGTTTGCTGTTGATGATGTTGCGGAAACTTCTAACGGAGTTATCCTGCTTAGCGGCAATTCCTTGTACCGCTGGAGTTTTGACTTGACAACAGACAACGGAAAGCCGATTGAAACGAAACTGATCACGCGCAAAGTCACAACGGAAGTTGCGTTTTATACACGAAAATACAACATTACCATTGATGGCGATGCAGGCGGAGTAGTCAATCTGACGGCAGGAAAACAAAGTTGGAAGCATCTGCTGAAGAAGTCGCACAGAATAAAATACTTGTATGACACTCTCAGTGAATTGCAGCTTACGCTCACTTCTAACAGTCAGCACACTATCACAACAATTATCTTGTATAGCGTGGTGAAGTGATATGACGTTTGAAGAATGGGTAAAACTATACGAAAAAAAGTCGGGGGACAAGCACAAAGTACCAGGCGGAGCACAGACGTTATGGGATGAGCGCAGGGGATATGCTCAATTCCTATTGAGTGCAGACAAAACTGTACTTGCTATTGAAGAAACGTGCGGCGACGGCAAATTCTGGTACAATTGGGCGATAAGATTTTGCAGGGAACATAATATTCCTAAATTCTGTACTACTTGTACAAGGAATATACTGCCTTATTTGCGGGGTATGGGCGGTAAGATTACGAAAAAAGAAATACAGCCGGAGCGGCACAACGGCTATAAGATTGAAGGCGTAACCCATGAGGGATTACGCTTTTTATGTTGGCCGCGCTGGTGGGACGAGGAAAAACAGCGTAACGCTTATTACGTTGTTATAGAGGTACTGAAATGAACAAATTTTACTTTGACCTGCAAATGTTCAAAGGCAACGTAAGCAGCACTACTACTTATAAAATGTCTGATGAAGAACGCGCTTTGCTTAATCAGCAGTTGGAATATCTGAAAGAAATTCAGCCTAATATGAGCAAGCTTAATCAGCGTGCAGGGGACCTATTGTGGAACAGTTGGGCAGATACACAGGCTGATTTCAACGGCATGAATCAAAAGGCACAAGAGCAAATCAGCAACGCACAGAACACTTTAGGACAGCTTGCCAATGGACAATTACCGCAGGCATACACAGACAATATGACACAGGCTATTCAGAGCGGCGTTCAGAACAGTGTAGGCAACTTGCTTAACACTATGGGCAACAACGGCGTTATCAACAGCAGTGTGACGAATCAAGGCATGAATGATATTAGCAAGAATGTAGCTAACACTATGGCGCAGAACTTTACTAACAACATTCAGACAGTCGGTGGTCTTGCAAATGACCAAATTGCAAACGCAGGACAGAACATTACAACGGCGGCAGGCGCACAGGATGCAGCTATCAACATTCCTAAACAGATGTGGCAGTTGTCCCTTGGCTTGGACAGTGCTAACACTGGCACTCTTGGCAGTATCGCAGGAAAATACGGCACAACCACACAAACACAGAAAACAGGTGGTGGCGGCTTAGGCTCATTCTTGGGCAATGCTGCTACGGCTTGGCTTGGCAACAGCGGCTTAGTTGGTTCTAAATGGTAGGTGAAGAATATGGCGATTGATTTTAATACAGACCCCTACGGAGCGTGGGGAACGTTACTTGGTACAGTCTTGGGGCAGTCATACAACAAGAACGCTCAAAACCGCGAACGTGCAAAGGCAGACAAGATTATTGACAGCATCCGTAACCAACAGGAGATTGAACGTATCGCCGCATTACGTCAAGCACCTACTGATGAGGATGCAGTCGACATTGCAACAAAGCGAGCAATACAACAGGATGCACAGCCGATTGGCGGCGTTACTAAAGGCATTGACTACTTAGGTATGGGCGATAAGTACGGCGAAAATCCTTATCAGTTTGGAACAGCCGAAAGTTACCTTGATAAGATGTTTAAGCCTGCCGGCGGCAAACAATATGCTATTGAGCAGGCAAACAAAGCAAGCGTAGACGCTATTCACGCTAATCAGAAGCAACAGGCGCAGTTGTCACCATATGAGCGTATACTCTCTAATTGGAATCCCGATTACACGGAAGATAATGTCAGAGCCAAACTTAAAGCCGCTGATGTAAGAGATAGCATCATTGACGAAAAGTTGGGCGAAGTTAGAAAAGATGTTGAGAAGAGAGCAAAAGAGGTTTTCCTTCCGTCTATCCAAAAGAAGATGTTCTATGGCTATGACACTGTGGAGAAAGGTGAGGACGGTAATTTATATTCCGTTCACCATGATCCGGACGCAGTTTCTTTTATGCAGGCTATGGCAGAACTTGAAACACTTAAACAGTATTCTCCCGATACTTATAAGACTTATGCAAACCAGATTGTAGGCCCGCAAGCGTTGTATAACGAGAGAGTTTATGACAAGAGGTATGACAAGCAAGTTAAGGTTGCGCGTGAAAATGCTGTACAGAATCGTGTATGGAACTTAGAGGATAAGGCGCAGAATTTTAAAGAGCGAGTATATTTCGCTGGCTTGAAGTCTAAAAATGGCAAATATAGCATTAGCACTGCTGATTACAAGGAAGCACAGAAACGTGCTGGCGAAATAGAAGCATATTATCAAGAACACAAGGCAGCAAATCCGAATTTCAAACTTCCTCCTTCTATGCAAGAAGAATGGGAAGAATCACGAGCCATGATAAAGCAATACCGGCGTGAACGAATAGGTAAAACTGGCAATGGGCAGTACACTAATAATCATTCCGATGTTTCTGATAGCGATAAACAAGGCATTGATTGGAATGATTGGAACTCTATCAATGCAGGCATTAACCAAGTGCTTAAAGACGGATACACCGCTAAAGATGTTTTAGAGACAGCGGCTGAACACCTTGGCACTGACCATCCGTGGTATAAGATAATTGCTTCCAGTTTTGACCACGAGGGAGCTAAACGGAGAAAAGAGGAAGAAGCGGCAGCAAGACAAAAGAGACTTAATAAAACGCTTTACCCGGGGACGAATGACGTTAATACAGTTGACCAAACTATAGCAAAAATAGCCGAAATTGGTTCTGACATTGCTAATGGTAGACCACTCTGGAATCTTGCACACGGTAAATAAAAAAGAGGACAGTGTTAAAACTGTCCTCTTTTTAAAACCTATTTATTTCAAAAATAAATCCATCAAGGTTCCGCCGACAACCACAAAAGCTAAGGCGACAAAGATGTATAGAAAAATTAAAATGACTATAAATCTTACGATAATGTATATGTTGCGAATAAATTCTCTCACAATAATCTCTCCTTTGCTTTTGTTATTGTCTACATTATAGCATATTTTATTAAAAGGAGCACATCATGGCTGGAAAATTAAAAGACCTTTATGTAAAAAGAAATCAAAATCAATATCAACCAGCAGCAGATAGCTGGGAAGCAAGAGCGGCAGAACTGAGCAATATGTCTGGAGGCGCAATGCCACAGGGAGAAACTGCTGGCAATGGCGCATTTGGTTGGCTGAAAGATAGCGCAGACGCAGGCTTTTTTAATACACTTGGCGGTACTGCTAGATTAGCTGGCGAATTTATGCCGTTTGGAAATGACACTTTCAATAGCTGGGCAGATAAGGCTGATGAAATAGCTAGGCGCAATAGCCCGCAACCTGGGCAAAACTTAGAAGGTATAGACTATGTTGCCAGCGCAGTAGGCAATGCACTTGGTTCTGGCGGTGCCACCGCATTGGAAGCTGCAGTTTTAGGTAGTTTGCTTAGCGTAGGCGGCGCAGCAGGAACAGCTTTAGGCGCAGCATCTAAAGTTATTCCGGGCGTAGGCAAGGCCGTAGAGGCAGGTAAAACATTGTGGGGAAATCCAGTTGGCAAGTATCTTGTAGCTAAGGTAGCAGGTTCGCCACTTGAAGCAGGTTCTGAAGCGGGTAATCTTATTTCTGATATGCGCAAGGAGAACCAGCAAGGCACAGCAAACTATACAGATGATGAAATTAGGGATGCAGCACTACGCAGTGGAGCACTGAACCTTGCTTGGCTTACTGGTATGAATATGCTTGAAGCTGGTACTTTAGGTAAAATTACTGGCGCGCTTGGTGGCAATATGGCAGCAAAGGGCGTTAAGGATATTGCTAAACGTGCGACACTTGGCGGATTGTCTAGCGGTATTGGCGAAGGTGCAGAAGAGTATGGACAGAATCTTATCGGCGATTATTCTAAACGTGGCAATACTGCTGATTTTAATTATGACGAAGCTTTAGAAGCTGCTAAGCTGGGTGCTATCGGTGGTGGCGTTCTTGGTGGTGTTGGTAGTGGCTTGTCTGCTACATTCTCCAAAAACAATAGCGACGTGGCCGAAGAAATTGCAAGTGAAGACGGCGGCACTATTGAAGAAGCTCCAGAAGCAAATGTAAGCGGCAGAGAAGCTTTCATCAACGCTATCGCAGGACAGGAAAGCGGCGGCAATTATAACGCAGAGAACGGCGATACCGGCGCATATGGCAAGTATCAGATTTTGCCGAGCAACTGGCCCGAATGGGCAGAGGAAGCAGGAATAGGCGCAGACGCTCCCAGAACACCGGAGAATCAAGAGATTGTTGCACGCTTTAAACTTGGGCAATACTATGACAAGTACGGCGCACGTGGCGCAGCTATTGCATGGTATGGTGGCGAGGGCGCACTGAATTACAGTGACGAAGCATTGAACCGCAAACAAGGCGACAACGGCGAGTATCCCTCCATTAACGAGTATGCAGATGAAGTGCTTGGAAGAATGGGGAATGTGGCTGACAGTGTGAGAATTGACGATACGATTAACGATACAGAGGAGAATTACTTTGACAATTATACCGACGATACTATTCCAGACTCTCTAAACCCCGTTCGAGGCTTTGACGTGAGCCATTTAGATAAAGGAACTGCGCAGGACAGAAACAGTTTGCTTTATGGGGAAAGAGTTAAGAAAGCAAAACCGGCACCGGCTAGCGAAGAAGTCGCTTCTTTTAATCAAAGTTTAGATAACAGCAACGCACAGAAAGCCCCCAACAGTTTATTTGTGAACTCTCCACGTAGTTGGGATGCAGCGGAACGCATTTATAAAGCAAGAGCAAAAGAGCAGGCAGAACGCAAAGCACGCGCACAGGCTATTGCAAACATTGCTAACGCACAGCAACAGTCTTTCTTGAATGTGCTTAGAAATCGTGCAGCACAGCAATGGGACAATGCAGAGCAGGAGTATAAGGACAGAAAGCAAGACAAACTTCTATCTCTTGCAAATGTCATTAACGCACGTGCCGCTCAAAAGTGGGATGCTAAAGAAGCTGATAACGCTCAAAAAGCAAGAGCAGAGCAAGAGAAGCAAGCTCAACTGCAAAACATAGCTAGACTTCTTGATGCTAGAGCGGCAGGACAGTATGACGCAGCACAGCAGGTTTACGCTAATAGAGCAAAAGAACAGGCTGAGCGCAAAGCACGCGCACAGGCTTTAGTACCGGTAAACAATGCCGTCGCACCGCAGATGAGCAGAATGGGACACGGCGAACTGACATTGCAGAACGGCAGGGCACAAGGCCTTACTGATGAAGAACAGGCTATTATTAACCGCTATCAGGGAAATCCCGATGCTTTTAACAGGAAGTTTAAGGAAAGCGTAGAGTCTGTTCAAGCGGCAGTACAACGTGGCGACATTACACAAGACGTAGGCAGAGCATATCTCAAAAACCTTGCTAATATGTACGATACTGTTATCGGGCCTATTCAGAACAACGGCGTTATCATGCAAGGACAGGACGCCGCTATTCGCAAGCTTGTAAACAAAATGCGTGCGAAACGTAAGCAAGGCGAAGTCGGCACAGAGCCTAGTCTGTTGCAGGAAAACGGCAGAGTAAAGAAAAATGCTCCTGCTGATATGCTTGTTAAGACCGCTAAAGGTTGGGATAAAGCAGAAGCAGAGTATAAGGCAAGAGCTAAAGAAAAGGCTGAAAAGCATACACGCCAACAGACTATTGCTGATATTGTCAACGCTAGAGCCGCTCAGAAGTGGGATGAAGCAGAAACAGAGTATGTATCATCCGAAAAAGGAATTGATATTACACTTCCTAAAGGTGTAACCACCAAAGCAGAATATGTTACGAACAAAAAGACCGGTAAAAAAGAAGTTGAGCTTAAATTCAGCGGTGAAAAGATTAGCGATGAATTTAAAAAGAAACTGAGAGCACACGGCTTTAACTGGAATGTTGGCAGGAAAGCGTGGGTAGCAGAGGAAAATATCGTTACTAAAGCAGTTGCTGATAAGCTTACGCAGAAAGATAATGGAGAAGTAAAAAATGGCAAAGAAGAAACAGAACGCATTGACAAAACTGAGGAGAAACGTGGAGCAGAGGGCGACACTGGGGAAACTAGAAATTCCGAAGCAGAGCAAGCCGAAGCCGAACACGCTCCCAAATCTAATCAGGATGAAGTAAATAAAAAAGCCGTTAGCAAAAATGCTAGCGGCATTGATAAAGCGAAAGTTCAAGAAGTGCTTGAAGCTATTAGTGATACAGAAGTATTCGACGGTCTTGCAGAACCTACGAATATTAACAAAATGATTGTAGGCAAAAGCAAAGAAGAGTTGTATAAAATTGCCATTGATAATATCAAAAGCAAATTAGGTAAAATTTTTACCGACCCGCTAAGCAATAAAATTTATTTTGCGCCCGGAAACACTGAAAGTATCGAAGATTACGCACTGCATTTAATTGCAGGAATGGGCAAACTGGTTGAAGATATTAGAGTGCAACGCGTTCTAGGAGTTCTTCTGTCGGATAAAACCATTCAAAAGCCTTGGGCTATCATTAGACAAGCTAACGGACGCAAGATGTATTTATCTGTTTATCGTGGCGCAAACAGTATGACTAACGGGCTGATTATCGGTGTAGAGGAAGGACAGGACGGCAGAGTAGTTACATCTATGCTGACTGCCAACAAAAAAGGCGACAAAAAAGCCGCTCTACGTGAATTTAAGAAACACGTAAGCGGTGCTGATGAAGTCTTATATATTTGGGAGGGACTGACCGGGCATTCGCGCCCCTCGTCCGACCAACAGGCTTCTACGGCTAATGCCAGCCTAGACCCGTCCGGTAACCAAAGTATAGCACAACCAGCGGAGAATGTCAAAAAACTAAACTTACCTAAAGGCACTACCGTTGATGTATCAATCGTAGGCGATAACTCTAACATCATTCAAGTCAAGTTTAACGGCGCACAGGGCGAAGGCACTGGCGGTATTATGGGCAGAGCAGGCTATAAATGGAAAAGCGATAAGCAAGTATGGCAGGCACGCAAGACCGAAAAGGCAATGGATGTTGCAGAGCAGTTAGGCTATACCGAGGAAGCAAAACCGCAAGAGCGCGACAATGAGCTTGAACGTACTGCAAGACAGCAACGCTTGCAGGAAAGCAACGAGAGGGCAACGCAATCTCTTATTGCTCAAAACAAAGACGAGTCTGTACCGGGGAAAAGATACACTGTTAAAAATAAATTCTTTAGTGTAACTATCCTTGACGGTGTTATTCGAGTAAAAGACGCTAGTAAAATCAATCCTCAAAGCAACCAATATAATTTTAGCCTTACAGTTGAAGAATATCAGCGAGCTGCACAAAACGGCAACAGGCTTGCTGGCATTAGCAAACTACTCAAAGCAAAAATTAGAGAAGGCATTGAAAATTGGATTGAAGAATCTCCCAACGAGCGTACAAAAGAAGTACGCAAGCAGCAGAATGATGAAGCAACGATCGTGCAAGCGACCGACCAACACTTTGAGAACGCATATCCTTTGATAGAAAAAGTATTGCAAAAGGCAGGTATCGAAGCATTAGACCATCAGACTTTATTTGAGAGAGCCAAAAAGCAGCAAGGCAAACAGGAATATAAATATTATCTGAACGCAAGGCCTGCTGATATTGGTGCAGTACCTAAAGGCTTTATTCGTGTTGACGCTGAGGATAAAGGCGGACGTTATGGCGCAATATACTATGACAGACAGTTGAGCGATAAGGAAGCGCAGCAGTATGAACTTAAATCAGACGCTGATGCAGCTAAAGAGAAAACGCAAACAGAAGCTGTCAAACAAGTCAGCCGCGAACTGATGAAGTCCGAAAAAGTTGCGGCACAAGCAAAGAACAATTCGCTTGAAGATTTTACACTTGCTTATTATGATGATATTGAAAATTATCTTGCAGACCATATCGAAGAAAACCCGGTTTATGCAGACTTGCTGAACGACCCGGTAATTATCGACAAGGCTATTGAGTCTGAGTCTATAATTAAGAATACATATGAGAAACTGAGAGAAAAATCTACATCCGAAGAAACTGCCGACAAGCCGAATGAGAATAATAAATCTACCGAAAAACAGGAAACCAAAGAGCCTGCTAAGCGTTTTGACAAGGAACGTGCAAATAAAACACTTGCTAGTATTTTCGGGCAAAAGAATAAAGCAAGAGAGCCTAAACCAAACGATGTTGGCAAGAAGTTTGTTAATGTTTTTGATGAAAGCAAAGCAGATGAGCTTATTGAAAGAATCAAAAATAAGCTTAACAGATTAAACGCTAACCCAATATTTGACCCGGAACTCATGTCTGACATTTTCCATTTAGGTGGAATTTATTTACAACAAGGTGTTAACAAATTCGCTCATTGGTCGAAACTCATGGTTGGTGCGTTAGGCGAGTCTGTACGTCCTTTTCTTACTTCTGCATGGAACTCAGTAAATAAATTCCCCGCCGAGCAAGAGTTTAACGCTGACGCAATGCAGGCCGTTATGGAGCGTGTAGGCAACGACTTCGACGAAGGAAAAAGTTTGCAACAGATAAAGAAAGACCTTATAGAAGAATTTGGCGATGAAGTTGCAGATTATGTTGATGCTGCATACGAAGGCGTAAAGGCGTTTCCTACTTCTAATACTGCGGATAATATGGTACAATCAAAACAAGATAAAGGAGGCAGTCAATATGATTCTAACAGCACCGAGCAATTATCTCAAGATGATACTGGAAGCAGGGGAACCGGCAACGAATTTCGGGGAACTGTTGAAGGAGGAAAATCCAGTGCAGGCAATGGACAGAGAAGCGAAACGACTAGAGAGCAAGGCGGACCCGACAGTAATAATTCTGTATCTGGAAGTAGGTCTTCTGCTGGCGGAAAGACTTCTGTTCGCACAGGCAGTCAAGAAGCATCCGCAACTGACAGCGATGCTTCCGGAAGTACTGGATTATCAGACAGCGTTGTCGATAGCTTACAGGGAAAACCAGATGTTGAAGGACAAACAACTGGAGACGTTGTTGAATCTGCTAAAGACGGACGAGTTAATGCAGCCGATACAGTAACAGCAAAAGTTGATAAGGTAATAAAAGAGAATAGTTTGAACAGCAAAAGGGCAAGTCGATTGCGTAAAACAGCAAAGACTATGCCCTTTTTGAGTACAATTCAGTTGTCTAATAGTGATTTTGTTGCAGACCGTTTTACCGATAATGGCAAGCAAGGCGTTATGATTACTGACGGAACTGGCACTGGTAAAACTTTTAGCGGCTTATCAGTTGTTAAAGCACTGATTGAAAAGGGCAAGGACAACATTTTGATTGTTACTCCAAGCGATAGCATTAATAATCAGTGGGTGAGTGCAGCAGGAGATTTTTTTGGTATCAATTTAAATAAATTAGAAGATACTAAGGATGCAGGCAAAGGCGCTGTAATTACAACATATGCTAATTTGGGAGCGAATGAAGCGCTGATTAAACGTAATTGGGATTTAGTAATCTGCGATGAATCACATAACTTGATGAATAATGAGAAGGGCGAAAAAACTGCTGCTTTAACCAAAATGCGTCAGTTAACTTTGCATCCTACCGAGTTAAATCATAGAGCAGAACAACTAATTCTTCCTAAAGAGAAGTTGGAAGCACGACAGATTGTATTACAAGGGGCAAGGCTAAAACATCAAAGAAATGAATTAACAACAGAAGAGCAAGCTATTGTAGATAAAGCGGACCAGCTTCAAAATGAAGAAGCTGATAAACTTACTAAAGAAGAAGTTGCTGCAATTAATGCGCAAGTCAAAGATTGGGAAGCATTAAATGAAACTGAAAAGCCGAAAGTAATGTTTATGAGTGCAACTCCGTTTGCTTATGTGCCTGATATTGATTATGCAGAAGGTTATTTGTTTGATTATCCTAAAGTCGAAGGCGGCACATATAATCAGCCAGGCAGCGGATATGCTCAATTTATGATGGATCATTTCGGATATAGAATGAGATATAATAAATTGACTAAGCCGGATAGCAAGGTTGATAGTTCGTTGATGGAAGTAGAGTTCCATGAATGGTTACGTAAGACTGGCGCACTTACTGGACATGAGCTTGAAATTGACAAGGACTATAACCGTGGCTTCTTGTTGGTGGACCAGGGTGTAGGACGAAAAATTGATGAAGGCTTTGACTTCTTACAAAAGAACTACCAAAAGTATGGGCAACTATCAGACGTGCTCAGACGACAATTCGACAGTCGTCGCAGAAATTATTTGCTGGAAAGTATTAAAGCCCGCGAATCTTTGCCGATCATCAAAGAATATCTAAAAACAGGGAAAAAGGTGGTTGTGTTCTATGAAACGAATGTAGCACGTGAAAGCTTCAACCCGTTTAATTTTACACCTGAAAATCAAGCAGTCCTTGATGCTAGCAAAGAATATGCGCAGCAACTTAAACGCGAGTGGGAAATGTTTGCTAAAGAACGTCCCGACCTTGTTAATTTAAATCTCAATGATTTAAAAGAGCCTATCAGTATTTATCAAGAAGCCTTCGGAGAAGACGCTATGTTCTTTAATGGCAGAGTGTCTAAAAAGAAACGTGCTGAATATGTTAAAGAATTCAACAATGATGATAGTGGTAAGAATCTTATCTTTGTGCAGCAGGATGCAGGCAACGCCGGTATTAGTCTACATGACACTACTGGTAAACACCAGCGTGTATTAATTAACATCGGTATCCCGCGCCGCCCAAGCTATGCTATTCAGATTGAAGGACGTATTTATCGCTTAGGCAATAAGTCTAATGCTATCATTCGCTATCTGACCACAGCAACTAATATTGAAAATGGCTTATTCGCAGAAACCGTTGCAGGCAGAGCTAGCACAGCGGAAAATCTTGCTTTAGGCAGGAAAGCACGTGGACTGCGTGACAGCTTCAAAAATGCTTATCAAGAAGTGCTCGATGGTTCATGGGAAGACAGAATGCCAGGGGCAGAAGGTGAAGACGTTGGCGGTAAAGAGAATGATAGAGCGATCGTGTCGAATTCTTCTGATTATGATAGGGCGAAAGCGTTCTATTATGCTAGAGGCAAGAAGACTTCTAAGAATAAAGCTGCGGAAGGCGTTGACTATTTTGCAACTCCTGAACCGATAGGCTACAAGATGGTTGAGTGGGCAGGGCTTAAAGACGGCGACAGAGTACTTGAACCGAGCGCAGGCCACGGCGCAATTAGCCGGTTCTTCAGCCCGAACACTGATAATACAATCATTGAACCTAGCAGCAGACTTGCACCACAAGCTCAAATGAATACCGATAATGCAAAACTTATCAACGGTTATTTTGAAGACCTACATATCGGCAACAAGTATGATGCTGTTACGATGAATCCGCCGTTCGGTACTGGCGGTAAGACTGCTGTTGAACACGTTGCGAAAGCGTTTAAACATCTGCGTAACGGCGGACGCGTTATCGCTATTATCCCACGCGGCGCAATGGCAGATAAGCGTTTCGATGCATGGTATGAAAGCGACGATGCAAAAGACGCACACATGGTTGGCGAAGTGCTCCTGCCAGGCGTAACCTTTGAACGCGCAGGGACAAAAGTTGCTACACGCATTGTTATTATCGACAAGGGCGGTGAAAGCCAAGGCGTAAAGCGTATAGACCTTAGCAGAATAAACAATATTAATGAATTGTTCGACAACCTAGAAAGCGTTGAGATGCCTGCCCGCCAAACTAAACAAGTTGATGCAGGACCAGCGAACTTTGCTAACAGTTTGCGCAAAGGGGATGCAGAAGGCAACAGCGAAGTAGTTACCGCAGACAGCTACAAACATACTAAGACTGGGGCAATTATTCCAAGCGCTAAACTTAATGCAAATTTAAGCGACGAGGAGTATCGAAAAGTTAAGTCGATTGCAGGCAAGAACGGCGGCTATTATAGCAGATATGCAAAAGCGTTCTTATTCCAAGATAACGAAACCGGAAGAGATGAATTTGTAGAGGAAGTCAACGGAGCAAACAATACTCAATACTCCGCATCTTCTGAAGCAGTACAACGTGCAAAAGAAGAAGTAGAAGCGGAAATCAGAGCGGCGTTCCCCAACGGCAAAGTAGAATACGTCAACGGCGTACCGACTATCACAATGCCTAACGGCTCTAAATTCCAATACAGTATTCGTGAAAACATCGTTGTAAATGCTAAAGAACAGAGAAAAGCCGATGCAGCGCACGGCACTAGCGGCGCTAGGGTACAAGGCTTTTGGAAGAAGTTTACAGGCAATGGCGTTCAAAGAATGTTGGCAGTATCTCAAAACAGCGAACGTGGCACGGCTTTTCATGAAGCTATGCACGCCGCTATTGACCTTGTGCTGACTGAAAAAGAAAAGAACGCACTGTACAACTACTACGAAAAGAAAGCTAAAGAGCAAAATCGTGATGTTGACGAAGTAATTGCAGACGCTTATCGTGACTGGGTACTTGCTAGACAGCGTAAGAGCGGCACTATGTTTGGCAAACTTTGGCGTAAAGTCAAAGACTTCTGCACCAGAATTAAGGCAATCTTTGACAAGGGCGCAGAAGTAGAACGTATCATGCAGGATATTGAAAGCGGCAGAGTGTACGAACGTGGCACTAATAATCATAGCGTGACGAAGCGCATTTCCTTTAGCAAAGAGGAAATTCAAGGCCCAAAGGGCAGCGGCACTACACAAGTAGCGACTACGCGTACTATGTACGTGAAGGCGCTGAAGTGGTTGCGCAATCAATCCCCGGAAGCTAAAACAGTGCTTGACTACGGCGCAGGCTTAGGCTTAGGCACTGACGATATGCGTTCCAACAATCCAGACTTGAACATAGACTGTTACGAGCCTAATCCGGAGAGATGGGTAGGAAAGCAACCGCCGACTTACACAAACAACACTCAAATCAACAAGGACTATGACTTAATCCTTAACACTAACGTGCTGAACGTTGTTGAGAAGCCTATTCGTGACTTGATTGTTAAAGACATTGCAGATCACCTTACTATGGGCGGCAAAGCGTTGATAACAACAAGAGGTTGGAGCAACGATGTAAACGCAGCGAAAAACTTCAAGCCTGCCGACGAGCATCATGCAATATGGATAAACAAAGGCAAGAACGGCTATGTATTCCAAAAAGGCTTTGACGGCGACGAGCTGAAGAATTACATTCAAGAACTGTTAGGCGACGAGTTTGTAGTTGAAAAGACTAGGCCGACATTCGGTAAGTCTAGCGTTACAATCACAAGAGTTAAGGCGCAACCTAATAAAAGCGCAAAGCAACTTGGATTATTCGATACTGACTCTTACCAAGAAATGCCAGACTCCTACAAAACTTTGAAAGGTTCTGTTGTTAAACGTTCCAAGTATGGAGTAGGCAAACAAATGGGAAGCCAGGTTTACTTACACAAAGACTATGTTAGCGACGTGATCCCGAAAAAAGTATGGGAGAACGCATTAAAAGTTTTGAGTGATGCAGACAGCGACTTTGAGTACAACTGCGTTATGTATGACACCAAGACCGGGAATGTAAGGTTCGATGAAGCTCCGGACTTTGACGAATCACGAGAGCCTATTGTCGGGGATACCATAACTGTAAAGCCTGACGGAACTGTTAAGCGCGGGCACAGTAACTATATATGGCATCATAAATGGTTGTGGGTAAAGAATGATTATCAAGGCTTTGATGTTAATCAGTCGAAAGCATGGAGTAATAAATGGTTAGGCACTCTAACAGAAACTGCTGACGGCAATGGCATAGAACGTTGGAACACACAGTTAGACCGCTTTAATCTTGAACATGACGGCGAGGAGGTTCATTATTCCGTTGCTTCTCCCAAGCACAAAATCGCTAACGCATTTACCAATACCGAGCGTAAAGGCGTAGTAGACAGCGTAAAAGACTTCTTCAAAGAACACCGCAAGTCTCTTTATCAAGATTGGTTTGACAAGAACAATCCGCTTAAAGGCTTTGACGCACTGACGAAAGCAACAGGCGGCTTAAGCGTGTATGACCAAGTACAGAGCTTACCGGCAACTACCGCGGGTATGCTGAAAGCGTTGACAGAGGGCACTGCACAGCACGTTAAAATGGCTAATCAGCACTTGAAGAATGTTAAGATGAAGTACAATGTCACTCTTGCTATGGCGTTAGAGAAAATCGACAAAAAGCAAATGGACAAGGCTTATCCGAAATATCTTGCAGAGAACGGCTTTGATAACTGGGTAAACGCTTTAGGCGCATACTTAGGTGCCGAGCGTTGTTTGGAAATGGCGCGGTTGGCAAGAGCTGAGGGAAAGACCTATAAATTCCCTAAAGGTTTGACTGAGCAGGAGTGCCAAGAATTCGTGAAGAAAGCTCCGCAACAGTTTAAGGCTGCCGCTGATATTTTCTACAAAGTCAACGATAATGTAATCTCTATCATGGAGGACGCAGAAGTATTCAGTCATGATCTGGCGAAAACCTTGCGTACCAAGTATAGGAAATACTGCCCGTTGCTCCGTGACTTCTCCGACACTGCCGCAGCAGACAGCTTTATCGGTGGACTGACAGAAGGCGGACGTGGTATTGGTAATGTATCTGTCCCGCTGAAACGAATCAACATCGAAGGCAGCGAACGCGGCGTGCTGAATCCGTTGGAAACAATCTTGAAGTCTTATGCGGTAATGCTTAACAGAGCAGAGCGCAACAAGGTTGCTTTAATGGCCGTGGAGAATTCAAGAAGCGCAGACCTGCATGAGCTGATACAGGAAGTACCAGGCACTACCGCTGACCCGAAGAACTGCGTATTCACTGTACTGATTAACGGCAAGAAGAAAGCATACAAGACTACACAAGACTTGTATGGTCCTATTGTTGGATATAACTTGCCAGCTGCAAACTTAGCTTTTGGCGTAGCAAGAACCGCCGCACGTATGCTCAGAACAGGCGCTACAATGTCACCGAGCTTTATCCTGCGCAACGTCCTGCGTGATACTGTCTTTGCAGGCATTGCAAGTAAAAACGGCTTTATCCCTATTGTAGACACTATTCGCGGCGCAATAGCCTTAGCGAAAGACCCGGCAATGAGAGCAGAGTTTGAAGCGGCAGGCGTTACTGAATACAACTTCTATTCTTCACAGAAAAGCAGAATCAAATCTCTTGATGCTATGGCAGGCGAAACACCGGCTAGTGCGTGGGAGATTATGAAAGCAGTATTCAGTAGACTTGAAGCAACAAGTGATTTCTTTGAATCCTCTACACGTATGGGCGAGTACATGAAGGCACGTCAAAAAGGCCTGAGCATGGAAGAAGCCGCACGTGCCGCAAGAGAGGTTACACTTGACTTCTCACGCAGCGGACGCATTGGCGAGCAAGTAAACCAAGTAGTACCGTTCTTCAATGCCTGCTTGCAAGGCGGCGATAAAATGGTAAGACTGTTCCGTGAAGATTTTGTAGGTACGTCGCTGAAGGTGCTTAAATACATCGTACTGCCTAGCCTGCTTATAATGGCTATGAACTGGGATGAGGACTGGTATAAAGACCTTGACCCCGATATTAAGAACAACTATTGGTGCTTAGGCAGGAATATCCGTATCCCTAAACCGCAGGAAGCAGGCGTTCTGTTTGGCAGCGGCATTGAAGCACTGTTCCAACAGGCAGCAGACAAAGATAAGGATGCAGTAAGCAACTTCTTGAAAGCGTTCAGCAGCAATATGATGCCTAGTGTGTTACCTACATTAATTCTGCCGCTGATTGAGTGGAGTGCAAACTATTCATTCTTCAAAGGCCGTCCGCTTGTAGGCAATAAATACTCACGCCTGCCAGATGAGTTACAATATAATGACTACACTAGCGAGCTGAGTAAAGGCATCGGCAGTGCGTTGAAGGTATCGCCTATGAAGATTGACAACCTTGTGCGTGGCTATACAGGAACTATGGGTGCGTTGTTGTGGAGCATGGCAGGCGAGCCGTTCGCAAAAGCAAATAATCTGCCGGCGAAACATTTTAGTGAATTGCCGTTTGTGCGTGACTTTAATGTCACCGACGCTAATTTAAGTAGACCTATGAACGAGTTTTATGGTATACTAGATAAAGCGAACAGACAACACGCAGGCTATGGAGTTAAAGGCAAGCCGGAAGCCGCAGTAAAAGGCATCCGCAGCGCAGGTGCTATGATTAGCAAAATCCGCAAAGATATAGACAAAATCACGCACAGTAATTTAACGCCGGAGCGCAAGCGTGAACTGATTGATAAGCGCAAGGAGAAGATGAACCAAATCGCAAAACAAGCCACCGCAAGGTATGGCAAATATTTCGAGTAGTATAAAATGCAGGGGAAATATTTATAAATAACTTGAGGTGCATAAATGGAATTAGACCTTAACTGGTATAGTACAGTCATCAGCCTTTTGGCTTTAGTTGTCACCTACTGTATTGTCGAGCCGCTGAAGACCGCTATTAGCGAGCTGAAGTTGAGCATTGACGATTTAAAGGTAGAGATGAAGTTGAACAGGCAGGCTATCCAAGCATTGGAACAACGCCACGCACGTGTTGAAGAACAAGTAAAGACCTTGTTTAACGAAAATGACGAGCAGAACGAAAGACTGAAAGAGCTGGAACACAGATGTAAAGACTGTAAGGAATGTAGAAACTGAATAATGAAAGCCGTGCTAAAACAGCACGGCTTTTCTATTTAAGGAAGTGAGATAATGCGAAAACTGCTTAATATGTTAAAGAAAGACGATAATGCCTATAGCGTTGGCAGAATCTGTGCTGTTATAGGCTTTGCCGTTTGGGTATTGGTTACTTTATGGCTTGCTTTTTGGACCAGAACTTGGGGCAACTACGAGAGCTGCACGCTTGGCATGGTGGCACTGCTTCTGGTCCAACTTGGCAATAAAGCGATTGAAACGAGAATGTTTAAGGTAAGAAGTGAGGAACGAAACTATGAGCGATTGGAATAAGAACCTTGCAAAGGAAATTGCAAAAGGCTTAATTAATACAGGAATCGAAGGCGGCTATGACAGTGTGTCAAAAAGCACTGCATATGATTATCCGTCAATCGGTGTCAGCCAATGGGAAGGGAATAGAGCAAATGAGCTTTTGAAAGCTATCCCCGGCGGCGCAGAATATGCAGACCGCACTTACATTGATATTAAAGCAAGCGGCGAACTGCCTATGCTTAAAGAGCTGTTGAGAAGCGCCGCAGGGCAACAGGCACAATTAGATCAATTATCACGTGACTGCCTGCAATATGTCGAGGTGCTTCAGCAAGTGCCGACGTTGGATGATACACGCTGCTTGATTTATGCCGGTATGTGGTGTCCTACGTCAACCTACGTTGTAAAGCGTTTCTTGGAGAATCGTTTTGAACGTGTAGACCTGCGCAGTCTGGAGGCACTCTACAAACTGTTCAAAAATTATTATTGGATTGCTGCCGATGTTGGTGAGATGTACCGCCCAGGTTATGCCAACAGAGCGCAAACTACTTATGAGTATGTAGCAGGTATTGACCTTACTACTCCTTATGGTATTCCTGCATATGGCAAAGCAGGAAACGGAAGATGATTTAAAGCTCATGCTTTAGATATAGTCACCGACAAGAGGTTTAGTTATTCCCTCTCCTATACGTGTAGCATTTTCTGGTATTTTTTTGCGTAATAGTCGGTGACACATTTATAATGATTGGAGGTGATACAATGGAAGAACTGAAAGCGTTCGTAAGTGACAAAAAATTTGTTGTTGGTTTAGTTGCAGGTTTTGTACTGGGTGCGTTGCATCATTATTTTGCTCTTTAAAATATCCTGAATCTCTATCTTACAAGTAGGCTATAAGTTAACGATTTTGAACGAAAATCACACACAAATTGCATCGCCTATAAGCGCTTTTAAAATAGTGCCGCTTATGATTTATCGTGTCGGCATCTAAAATCGCTTGTAGGCGAAATTTGTGCGTCTAACGAGGTTTATTATATTTTACAAATATCGGTATTGCTAAGAGGTTGTAATGGAGAATGAGAAAACAAGAAAAACTAAAATTGTCATTGCTTTTGCCGCTGGCGTGTGTGTCGCTTGCGGTATTTTTTATGCCGCTAACAGCTTCGGCTGGTTCGCCCCGGTATTCGGACGAGCCAATGGAGTACGTTCTGACGGAGCAACAATATCAGAAGTTAAACAACAACTTGACGGAGCTAAAAACAATCAACGAGAATTACAAAAAACTGCTGACGCAATCGAAGGGACAGTTGGGGACATCAGACAAGAAGTTAGCGGAGCTAGAGAAGAAGTCGGACGAGCTGAGCAGTCTTTGTCTGACGCTGAAAATCAAAGTCAAAGAGCAGGAGAGCTTATTGACGAATGCGAACGCATCCTTGACGGAGCTGGAAAAAGAGTACAAGTTAAAACAGAAGCGCATTAAAAAACAGCGCAACATTGCTTATGTGATAGCAACGTGTGCACTGTATGCTGCAATGAAGAATTAAAGCAAAATAAAACACGGATGGTGGTACGATGGAAGAGAAGGAACAAATACCAGCAGGCATTATTACAATGTTATTAAAAGGTTATGTAGATACTATTGCTTTTCAAAGAAAGATAATCTGTGCCGCCTTGGTTGGGTGGGCGGCAACAGCTATTGCTTTTTATTTATGTAGGTAGGTGACAACAAAATGGACACACTGCTGAAGAACACGCGTGATTGGCTGCAAACTTCAACGCGGCGTTCTTTCAGCGCGGTATTAGAAGAAGCGAAGATAACCCCACGGCAGGTAGAAATTTGCGAATTGAAATTTGTGAAAGGCTTGACCAATTATCAGATAGCTATGCGGTTAAACGTATCTGTCAAAACGGTAGACAAGGAACTTAATACTGCGTACAAGCAAATAACAAATGTATTATCATTCCTTTAAATGCAAGGAGCCGCCCTTCGGGGCGGTTCTTTTTTTGCGAACAAAACAAAAAGCACCTCAAAGATTGTTGGCGCAATCAATGAAGTGCTTAGAGTTCGGATGTTAATAATAACACCCCCACACGTTGTTATTATGCCACATCCGAGCTCAATTTACAAGCTTTTTATAGGGAATATATAGGGAACATATAGGGATTGTTTTGCTAAAAATCATCTAAACTATAAGTGAGGTGATAAATATGTACGGACAATATAACCCTTATATGGGGGCAACACCGCAGATGCAGCAACGGCTGAATTATTTGCAGCAACAACAGCAGCAGATGTATCAACCAACTATGCCGCAACCTATGCCTATGACATTGAAAGGCAGAATTGTTACCGGTATGGATGAAGCAAAGGCAGCTCAAATTGACCTGGACGGAACGAGCACTTTCTTCCCTTGCCCTGCCGAAGGCAAGATTTATGAAAAGCTTATAGGCTTGGACGGACTGCCGATTTTCAGAGTATATCAGATTAACAATTCGCAAAAACAGCCTGCATATGCTGAACAAAACATTGTAGATAGATTAGTAGAACGTGTGGACAGATTGGAAAAGCAGATTGGAGGAATGAACCAGATGCAGATAATGGCAATGTTACAGAACAGCGGTAATCCTATGATGATGCTTACACAATTAGCACAGCAAAATCCTATGATGAGCCGTGCTATGCAAATGGGGCAAGGAAAGAATGAAGTGCAGTTAAAAGAAACTGTACGTAACCTTGCAAGGCAACGCGGTATGAGTGACGAACAGTTTACTCAGTTTTTAAGTCAATTCGGTTTAAAGCTCTAATAGCGCGCAATGAGCTTTACATATAATTCATGGAGGTGAATTTTTATCATGGAAGGTGCAAACATTGTTCCGGTAATGGACATGAATCGTAACAACAACTACGGCGACTGCTGGGGCGGCGGTATGTGGTTTATGTGGATTATTGTCCTGTTCGCTCTTATGGGCGGCTGGGGCGGTAATTGGAACAACCGCGGCAATATGGGCGCAGAAATCTTTGCTAATGGCAGTATGACACGTGACCAAATCGCAGACCAATTTTCTAT